ATATCTGCGCTTTGGTGTCGATGGCGGCTCACGCCCCCAGAAGGGATTTGAACGCAAGTTCCTAGGCCTGACCGCTCCGACGATCTCACCCAACGCTCAGCTGCGCCCTACAGGCGCTGTAAGGCGCAATGCAGCGGGCAACGTGGGCCTCGCCACCCTTCGCAACATCAGCGAGCGCAGAGCGACCAAGGGGCACCGCAGCGTGATGGTTGGCCGCCCCACTGGTGGCGCTAGACCCCCAGGCATCTACGAACGCACAGCACGGGGCAAGCTGCGCCCGCTGTTCATCGCCACCACCACGCGGGCTAGGTACACACCACGCTTGCCGATGTCGGATATCAGCATGAAGATCGCCGAGACCCGCTGGATGGACTACCTGATGAGCAGCTTGCAGCAGGCAATCGCTACCGCCCGCTGAAATCCCTTGCGCCGCAACGGGTCTCAGCCGTCGAGGTCGCGGGTCCTTTCGGCCTCAAAGCCTGCGGGTCGTTCGTGCGCGCGTTGTTGGGGTAGGTGCGGGGTGGGAGGTTTGTGAGTCCCTGAGGTGCACTTTCCCCCTCCCCCGTTATTATTTAGGGGCATTTAATTGACATTAAGTCGCAATAAGGCTGGATGCTGCTTACTAAGGCCGACGCCGCAAGAGCTTTAGGCGTTCATCCTTCCGCGATTTCAAATGCCCTGCGCGATGGGCGCCTGGTGCCTGTGACTGGGCCTGACGGCCGGGAGATGATCAACGGCGATACGTTGCGCGATGACTGGAAGCAGAACACTCGGGCGAGGATGCGGCCGGTGAACGTGAGGACCAAGAGCGCGCCGATATCTCGGCCTAGTAGCGATGTGCCGGACTACAACGAAAGCCGAGCGCGGACTGAGCACCTGAAGGCGGAGCTATTGGAGCTTGAGAGGGCGGAGAAAGAGGGCGAGCTGGTCAGGGCCGATGAGGTGGCGAAGAAATGGGGCGAGGTGGTAGCTATTGCACGGACCAAGGTGATGGGCATTCCGAGCAAGGCGAAACAGCGAATCCCTGAGATCCCGGCGGATGCTTTTGTGGCGCTTGAGGAGATCGTCCGTGAGGCGCTAGAGGACCTGGCGGATGGCTGACATCAACGACTTGGTGCGCGGCGCTCTGGAGGGCTTTAAGCCACCGGAGAAATTGACGTTGAGCGAGTGGGCAGACAAGTTCGCGTTTCTGTCGGCAGAGAGTTCAGCAGAGGCCGGGCGGTGGCACACGCTGCCGTATCAGAAAGGAATGATGGACGCGGTGACTGATCCGAGCGTGGAGCAGATCACGGTGATGAAGTCCGCGCGGGTGGGATATACCAAGATGATCAACCACGCGATTGGGTTTCACATCCATCAGGATCCCTGCCCGATCATGGTGGTGCAGCCGACGGTTGAAGACGCCCAGGGCTACTCCAAGGAAGAGATTGCGCCAATGCTGCGCGATACGCCGTGCATCGCCGGGCTGGTAACGGAGGCCAAAGCGAAGGATGGCAGCAACACGATTTTGCAGAAGGGGTTTCCGGGCGGAACGTTGAGCCTGGTTGGGGCCAATAGCCCGCGAGGTTTCAGGCGGGTTAGCCGGCGGATCGTGTTGTTTGACGAGGTGGACGGCTACCCGGCGAGTGCTGGCACGGAGGGCGACCAGATCAAGCTCGGCATTCGGCGGACTGAGTACTACTGGAACCGCAAGATCATTGCGGGCAGCACGCCGACCGTGAAGGATTTCAGCCGCATCGAGCGGATGTTTGGCGAGTCAGACCAGCGGCGGTATTTCGTGCCGTGTCCGGATTGCGGGCATATGCAGTATTTGAAATGGCCGAACATTCGCTGGATTGACAACGACACGAGCACAGCGGCTTATGGCTGCGAGAGTTGCGGCGTTCTGATCCCGCACACGAAAAAGCGGTGGATGGTTGAGCGGGGCGAGTGGAGGCCAACGGCGCCTGGGAATGGCAAGCACGCTGGGTTTCATATTTGGGCGGCGTATAGCTACAGCCCCAACGCGACTTGGGCCAATTTGGTCGAGGAGTTTTTGGAGGCCAAATCAAACCCTGAGGCGTTGCGGGTTTGGATCAATACGGCGCTGGGTGAGACGTTCGAGGATGACTACGCGAGCAAGATTGGCGCCGAGGCGCTGCTGGAACGTTGCGAGCAGTACCAAGAGGGTTTACTGCCTGCTGGCGTGCTGGCGGTGACGATGGGCGTAGACGTGCAGGGCGGCGGCGGATCACTTGGGGAGAGATTGGCAATCAGCGTTTGGGGTTGGGGCCGTAACGAGGAGGCTTGGCTGATCCAGCACTTGGAGGTGGCTGGCGACCCGACGCGGGCAGAGGTGTGGAAACAGCTGGATAAGCTTGTGACAAAGGATTGGCCGCATGAACTGGGCGGCAGCTTGAAAGCTGATGTGGTGGCTGTGGACTCCGGCGGCCATGCGGTCTCGGAGGTCTACCAGTACGCGCGAGAGCGCAAGGCCCAAGGCGTGATTGCGATCAAGGGCCAAAGCCAGCGAAACAAACCACCGATTGGCAAGCCGAGCCGGGTTGACATCAACGCCAACGGGCGGACGTTGAAGAAAGGGGCCGTCCTATATCCCGTGGGGTCTGATACCTGCAAAACGACGTTGTTTGGCCGCTTAAAGCATGTAGAGCCAGGTGAGGGCTATTTGCATTTCCACGCAACAACGGGCGAGGAGTATTTCAAACAGCTGACGGCTGAAAAACAGGCGATCAAATTCAGAAATGGCTTTCCCGAACGGATCTGGGTCAAGAAACCAAATGCGCGAAACGAGGCTCTGGACACGTTGGTTTATTCCTACGCAGCGTTGCAGTTGCTCTACCGCAAATATGACCGCCGAACGATTTGGGATCAGCTTGAGCGCAGGCTCGAAGATTCCGAGAAGCCAAAGCTAAGATCAAGTAAGAAGCCGCAGGCCGCGGCCAGCAGCTTTGCGACTAACTGGTAGCCGTGGCGATTTCAATCCCAGCGCAAATCAGGGCCGGTGACACGGTCAAATGGCGCGTTGATGCAACGCAAGACAATTTGGGCAATGCCGTTGATAGCGGCACTTGGACGCTGACCTACTACCTAAGGACCAATACAGCAACCGAGGCTGCAACTGTTGTTGGCAGCGCTTATGGCGCCGGCTGGGAGTTGACACTTGCTGCGACCACAACGGCCGGATTTATTGCTGGCGATTGGTATTGGCAGGCGGTTGCAACGCATGGCAGCGAAAAGCTGACGCTGGGCGCTGGCAAATTAGAGGTGCTGGCTGCGCTTGAGTACAGCGGCACGCCTGTTGCTTATGACGGACGAACGCAGGCGCAGATTGATCTTGATGCTGTCCAGGCTGCAATCCGCAGCTTGATTAGCAATGGAGCCAAGCAGTACAGCATTGGCGGGCGGAGTTTTACCAAGCTCGATTTGCCTGACTTAATGCAGAGAGAAAGTACGCTTAAGGCTGAGGTAAAGCGCGAGCAGAAGGCTGCCTTGATCGCTAATGGTCTAGGCAATCCCCACAACCTGTTCGTGAGGTTCTGATGGGTCTGCGCACGCGACTATTTCGGGCTTTGGGGTATCAGCCCATTCGGCAACGTCGGCCGCGGCGTATGTATGAGGGGGCAACCATTAGCCGCTTGACCGCTGATTGGGTGGCTAGTGGCACGAGTGCCGACGCTGAAATTAATGGCAGCTTGAGCCGCCTGCGCAATCGTGCGCGGCAGTTAGTGCGTGACTCGGACTATGCGCGGCAGGCCAAGCGGGCGGTGGTGTCAAATGTGATTGGCACGGGCATCAGGATGCAGGCCCAGGTGCCAATGCAACGCGGCGGCCGCTTGGATGATCAGATCAACGGCGCCATTGAAATGGCGTGGAAGCGCTGGGGATACAAAGAGCATTGCGACGTGGCGGGCCGGCTGTGCTTTGCCGAGATCGAGCGCATGGCGATTGGCGCTATGTGCGAAAGCGGCGAGGTTTTTATCCGCATGATCCGGCAGCCGTTTGGCGGCGGCCAGGTGCCTTTTGCGCTGCAGATCATTGAATCTGATCAGCTGGACGAGACCTACAACGGTGTTAGCACCATCTCCGGCAACGAATGGCGCATGGGCGTCGAGGTTGATAAATGGGGCCGGCCTGTTCAGTACGCATTTCTGGCCAAACACCCTGGTGATGGTCCGTTCTCCGGTTCGCCCGGCAAGCGACACCTGATGCTTCCTGCTTCTGAGGTCATCCATTTGGCGATCTTGGAGCGTCCGGGCCAGACCCGCGGCGTTACGTGGTTTGCCTCTGCGATCAAGCGGATGCATCACCTGTCGGGCTATGAAGAGGCTGAGGTTGTGCGCGCACGGGCCAGTAGCGCGCTGATGGGTTTTATTACGTCGCCTGAGGGTGAGCTGGTAGGCGATGATGTGATTGACGGCGAGCGGGTTTCGTCGTTTGAGCCTGGCGTCTTTAAGTATCTGCAGCCGGGCGAGTCAGTCAGCGTGCCCAGCCTCGATGCGCCTGATGGGCAGTTTGAGCCGTTTTTGCGGGCGATGCTGCGGGCTGTTGCTGCTGGTATTGGCTGCAGCTATGAGTCGGTCAGCCGTGATTTCAGCCAGACCAACTACAGCAGCAGCCGGCTAGCGCTGTTGGAAGAACGGGAGCACTGGAAAACACTGCAGGATTACATGGTCAAGAATTTCCACCAGCCGGTCTATGCGGCATGGCTGGAAATGGCTGTGATGAGCGGCGCATTAAACCTGCCTTTGTACGAGGTGGAGCCCGATCGGTTTAAGCGCGTCAAGTGGGTGCCGCGTGCATGGGGCTGGGTTGATCCTCAGAAGGAAGTTGCCGCATACAAAGAGGCAATCCGCTGCGGTTTTAAAACGCTGTCTCAGGTTGTTGGTGAGCAAGGCGGCGATTTGGATGAATATTTGGCTGCTCGCAAAGCTGAGCTTGAAAAACTTGAAGAACTGGGCATCGCTGTTGACACCGACCCCAATGTGATGACGGCAGCCGGAAGCCTGCAACCCGCTGCGGCGGAATCGACCGATTTGCCTAGCCCTGATGTAGAAACGAGTTCTGAAGATGAGAACGGATAAGATTAAAGGAAAAGCTGGTTTGCCGATGGACACAACAGAGCTTGAGATTGAGCAGCAACCAAGCGCTGAGGTTTCTGCGGCTGATTCCGCTGAGGAACTGAATCTGCGCGATTTAGAAGGTAAGTATCAGCGTGCAGAGCTGACCACCTTTGACGAGGTGGAAGACCGGACTTATGAGTTTCCTTTTAGCTCTGAGTATCCGGTGGCGCGGTATTTCGGAAACGAAATTCTGAGCCATGACGAGAAAGCGGCTGACCTGGCCCGGTTGAACGACGCGGCTCCGCTGCTGTTCAACCACAACCCTGATCGCGTGATTGGGGTTGTCGAGCGCGCATACGTTGACGGTCAAAAACGCCGTGGCTATGTGCGCGTGCGGTTCAGCCGCAATCCGTTCGCCCAGGAAGTCCTAGGCGACGTGAAGGATGGCGTTCTTAGGAACGTCTCTTTCGGCTACTCCATCGACAAAATGGAGGAGCGTGGCGGTGGCGATTTTGTCGCTACTGCTTGGACCCCTTACGAGGTGTCCGTGGTTTCTGTGCCGGCTGATCCCTCTGTAGGGGTTGGCCGTTCCTTAGAGACCGACTCCAACGCTGCTCCGGCAGCACCTCAACCTGATCCCATTCCTGAAATGGAAAACACCACCCCTGATCTGGCAGTGGTGCGGGCCGAAGCCGCTGAGGCTGAGCGTTCCCGTATTGCTGGCATCTCTGCCCTGTGCGATAAGCACAACCTGGGCGACCTTGGCCGTCAACTGATCGAGTCCGGCCGCTCGATTGATGAAGCACGCGCAGCTGTCCTGGACCAGCTCGGCGCTAAGCCCATTGAAGCCGTTAAGCCGGTTGAGATGGATCAGCGCGAAGCTGCCAACTACAGCATTTCCGCAGGTATCAGCGCTGCCCTGAGCGGCGACTGGTCGTCCCGCGAAGCTGGCTTGGTTCGCGAGATCAGCCAAGAGGTTCAGCGCACTTCCGGCTTTAAGCAAGGCGGCAAGCGCAGCTTCTTTGTTCCTTTCTCGGCTCTAGCCAAGCGCGCCACCTACGTCACCTCTGGTGCGACCACCGGCGGCAATCTGGTCGCCACCGACCTGATGGCCGATGAGTTCATCGAGGCTCTTCGGAATGAGTCGATGATGCTGCGCATGGGCGTTCGCTCAATGACCGGCCTCGTCGGTGACGTGGCGATCCCCCGCCGCTCCGGTGTCGCTTCGACTTATTACCTGTCGACGGAAACCACTGCCATCACCCAATCGGAGTCCACCTTTGATCAGGTGACCCTGGCTCCCAAGAACCTCGCTGCACTATCCAAGTACAGCCGCCAGACCCTGCTGCAAGGCACTCCTGGCATCGAGGATCTGGTTCGTCGCGACCTGACCGACGGCATCAACCTGGGCATCGACCTGGGCATCCTGAACGGCTCCGGTTCCTCCGGCCAGCCCACCGGCATCCTGAACACCTCCGGCATCGGTTCGGTGGCTCTGGGCACCAACGGTGGCCCTATCACCGTCAACGCTCTGGTTGACCTTGAGGAGCAGGTGCTGATCGACAACGGCGCGGTCAACCGCGACGCAATCGGTTATGTGACCAACGCCAAGGTGCTGGCCGAGCTGAAGAAGCTTCGCGCTGGTGGTTCCACCACTACCGACGGCGCCTATCTGGTGAACGATCAGCTGAACGCCATTGGCCGCGGCGGCACTCCCGCTTCGGTGAACGGCTACCCGCTGTATGTCACCAACCAAGTCCCCAGCAACCTGACCAAGGGCACAAGCAGCGGCGTTTGTTCCGCTGTGCTGATGGGTGATTTCTCCCAGGCCATGGTTGGCTTCTGGGGCAACGGCATCGAGATCGTCGTGGGTGAAGACTCCGACGATTTCAGCAAGGCTCTGACCAGCGTTCGCGCGATCGTCACCTATGACGTCGCCGTTCGCCACGCCGAGTCCTTCGCCGCCGTTCTGGACGTGACCACCTGATAAAGGAGGCGGGGCCGGGCAACCGGCCCCCTTTTTCTTATGCGCGTTTTGATTGTTCGTACCTGCTGCGCCCAGCAGCAACACCTTGAAGAGGGCAAGGTCTATGACCTTGATACCAAGGTTGCCGGCCAACTGCTTCGGATGGGTCGCGCTGTAGACGCACCCGCTGAGCAACCCAAACCAAAGGCAGCACCCCGCAAGCCCAAAACCAATGGCGCTGACTGATCTGCCCGACAGCTATTTGGCTGATTTTGGCGTTGATTGTGTCGCCGGCAGCGTGACTGGCAAAGGCATTCTTGATATGCCTGGCCAAGTCATCGCTGGCGACATGGTGCTGAGCACTGACTACACATTGACCGCCAAGGCGGCTGATTTTGGCAGTTTGGTTCACGGTGACAGTATGACCGTCAACGGCAGCGCCTACACAGTTAGGGAAGCGCGCCTGATCGATGACGGATTGTTTGTTGAAATTGCACTGCAACTGTCATGAGCATTCAGGGCCTGCCTGCAAACCTCGATCACAACATCTATCACTTTGCGCAACTGACCGCCCTGGGTTCAACCGAGGCCATCGCCGTGCATGGTGCGCATCTGACTTTTGTTCACAAGGTCACCGGCAACGTCACGATTGAAGACCAAGGGTCATTGGATGGAACCAATTGGTTCAACCTTGACGTTGAAAAAGCGCACACACAGTCCGGCATTGATGGTCATTTTTATGCTGGCCGCGCTGTTCGTTATGTCCGCTCTACGGTGACCAGCATCAGCTCTGACGTTACCGTTGACATCAGTGTGATGTGCTTCTGATGACGACGCGCAGAGAGAACATACTTGCTCAAATTGCAACCGCATTAACAGGGACCACTGGGGTCAGCACGCGTATCTACCGCAGCCGGGTGGAACCACTAACGCGGGGCGAATCACCGGCGCTTGTTATTGAGCCGATTAGCGACAGCGCTGAGCAGAACACAAGCCTTCCCAAACTTGACTGGAATTTGACTGTTCGCGTCAGCGTAATTGTGCGCGGGGCTGTGCCCGATCAGCAAGCGGATGCAACTGTTGAAAGCTTGCACAGCAAAATGATGACCGATCTAACCCTGTCCGGATATGCATTCGACGTGCAGCCTGTTGGGGTTAGCTTTGATCTAGTCGAAGCCGACCAACCTGCCGGGGTCATTAGTTGCGATTACCTTGTGCGTTATCGCACGGCCCTTGCAGATCTCACCACTGGGTAGTAGCTACGATGATTGATGAAAACCAAGGTTTGGGAGGCAGTTACCTCCTGGATCAAAAAACCGGCAAGCGAAAGCTCGTCGAGCGGACACAGCCGGCCCCTCAACCCCAACCAGAGGTAGCCAACGATGGCATCAGTATTGACCCGCCGGCGCCTGATTTTGGCGAAGCTGGAGACAACGTACGGCACTGACAGCTCTCCGACTGGCGCCAGTAACGCAATTTTGGTGCGCAATCTTGACATCCAGCCACTGGTTGCCGACACGGTGAACCGTGACTTGGTGCGCCCTTATATGGGCCAAGCCGATCAGCTGTTGGCCCAGACCCGCGTCGAGGTTTCGTTTGAGGTTGAGCTGGCCGGCTCCGGCACTGCAGGCACTGCCCCGGCTTATGGCCCGCTGCTCCGCAGCTGCGGCCTTAGCGAAACCGTGGTGGCCAGCACCAGCGTCACCTATGCGCCAGTCTCTAGCAGCTTTGAAAGCAGCACGATTCACTACCACCAAGATGGCATTCGCCACACCCTGACAGGTTGCCGCGGCAGCTTTGAGCTGTCAGGCGAGGTTGGCGGCATTCCGGTGATTGCTTTCACCCTCACGGGCATCTATTCGGCTCCGACCGATCAGACCCTGCCCACCCCGACCTATGCCAATCAAGCGACTCCGCTGATCTTTAAGCAGGGCAACACCAGCAGCTTTTCAGCCTTCGGGTTTAGCGGCGTGATGCAGTCCTATAGCTTCAACGTCGCAAATGACGTGATTTATCGGGAGCTGGTTGGCGGCTCTAAGGAGATCCTGATCACCAACCGAGCCCCTAGCGGCAACGTTGTGGTTGAAGCGCCGACCATTGCCGACAAAGACTTTTTTGCTGTTGCTACTGGCAGCAGCACTGGGTCCATCACTTGGCAGCACGGCAGCACTGGCGGCAACATCGTCACGATGACCACCGCGCAGAGCGACCTTGGCAATTTGACCTATAGCGACAGCGATGGGATTCAGATGCTGACCATGCCGTTTATTGCGGTTCCGACCAGTTCAGGCAATGATGAGCTAAGTCTCGCCTACAGCTAAACCTTGGCGTTTGTATTAAAACGGTCTGGCTCTTATTCCTGGCCCGTCAATTTCGACGTTCCCGTCGATGGCGGCCGGCATGAGCGCCAGACTTTTGACTGCGAATTTAAGCATTTGTCTCAAACTCGCATCCAAGAGATCACCGACGGCATCGGCAATGATGATTTGAGCGCCTTAGAGGTGGCCTCTGAGGTGCTGGTGGGCTGGTCTGGCGTCACTGACGACGAGGGCAAAGAGGTGCCCTTTAGTCAGAAGAGCATGGCCGAGCTGCTTGAGGTGCCGATGCTGGCTGGCGCCATCGTGATGGCATATTTCGACAGCCTGAACGGAGCCAAGCGAAAAAACTAGCCGAGGCCGCAGAGCATTGGGCAACCGGCGGCGTCATTGATGAGGTCGCCGACGATGCCGCGGCCATGGGTATTGAGACCCCAGACTTGCCACCCCCACCCGAAGAAAACTTTCAGGTTTGGGAGAGCAACTGGGACATCGTGCAAATGTTCTTGCGGCTCCAGACGCAATGGCGCACAAGCACGGGTGGATTGACGGGTTTGGACTATACAGCGGCCGAATGGCTGTTTAAGCTGTATTCAGTAGAACAGCCGCGCGAGCTACTGGAGGGCCTGCAGGTCATGGAAGCGGCAGCGATGAGCAAGCTCAACAAAACCAGCTAGCCATGACTTTGAACCGCGACGCTGCTTTCCGCTTAAAAGTCAACGTTGATGGCGCCAATCAGATCAGCGCGTTCAACCGCAATCTGAAAGGTTTAGAGACCACTGCGAAACTAAACAAGGCCCAGTTGGGCCAAATGAATATCCAGATCAACCGCATGGCGCGGGAAGCTGGAAACACTACGGCCGGGATACGGCAGCACATTGCTGCGCTGACAACTCTTCGGGACCGAGTTGATCTCAACAGCAACGCCTACAAGCGCCTGGGCCGTGAAATTGATCAGCTGCAAATCAAGCTGCGAAATGCAACGCGGGGATCAGATTCAAGCGGCGGAGTTGGTGGCGGCCTGTTTGGCCGGATTGACGCTATGCGCGGCCGGATTGCTGCTTTTGCGGCAGCAGCGGCGGGCGTTGGCATATTAACCAAGGCAATCACCGACGCTGGCGTTTCTTTTACGGAATCAGAGCGCCGGCTGCGCAGCTTGAGCCTGGGCTTTGACTCGTTTACCCAAGTTCAATTTGCGGCAACTGCTGCGGCTCAGAAATTCGGCTTGAGTCAGACCGAAGCAAATCAGCAGTTTGCTCAGATCTACGCACGTTTGCGTCCGATTGGTCTTTCGCTGTCTGAAATCAAAAGCGTTTTCAATGGCTTCAATACTGCAGCCAAGCTGAGTGGTACTACAGCGCAAGAGGCCAGCGCAGCGTTTCTGCAGTTGAGCCAAGGCTTGGGCACCGGGGTGCTGCGCGGTGAAGAACTGAATAGCGTTTTTGAGCAGACACCTGCCGTTGTTCAGGCCATCGCCAAGGAAATGGGCGTCGGCGTTGGTCAGATTCGAGACCTGGCCAAAGAGGGCAAGATCACCAGCGACATTGTGATCGCTGCTCTGAAATCCATTGAGCGTGATGGAGCTGATCGACTTGAGGAGGCATTAAAGGGGCCGGAACAGCAATTTAAAAACCTTCAGAATGCCGTTGAGGATTTGAAGATTGCCGCGGCTGATGTGGCCCTGCCTGCAATTATTGAAGGCGTCAAGATGTTGACCAACACGGTCAAATTCTTGAGCGATATTGTCAAGTCCACCGATTGGAACACGGTTTTTGCGCTGATTGGCCAGTCGGCCGGTGGCGTCCCGGCAATCGGTGATAGGCCAAGAGGTCAGCAGCAATCATTGGTCAGGCCAATGGGACCTGAGCTAACGCCTGAAATCATTGCTGGCGTTAGAGCAAGAGAGGAAGCTGCACGGCTAAGGCCAAGGCCAGATCGTGGCGGCGGCGACGCACAGAAGATCAAAGAAATCACCCAGTTCCAGCTGGATGCTGGCTTAAAGCTGCTTGCTGCTAAGCAGACCGGCAATGAGTTGCTCATAGCTGAAACACGCTATGCGGCCGCTCTTGCTGATTTGGACCAGCAGAAGATGGGCGTTCGGGCGCGTGAGCTGGCCGAGGCTGAGCTGGCTAACAATCTGCTGCTGACCCAGCTTGATTACGCGGAGCGCATTGGCCAAGCCATTGCCCAAGATTTTCTAAAGAGAGAAGAGCTGCAGGAAAATTACAACCGCACGGTTGAGGAATTGAAGCTAAAGGCTGGGATTATCACCGGCGAAGAGGCTAAGCAGCTTGAGATCAAGCATCAGGTTGAGGCGATTCTTAAACGGCTGCCGGGACTGACTGAAACCCAGATCGCCAAAATCAAAGAGCTGGTAACCGCAACCCAAGAACAGGGCAAGAATTTCAAAGAATCATTCCAAGACAAAATCGACGAATACAAAGAAAGTCTGGCCGACTTTGGCGGCCAAGCTGCTGACGCCGTGATCAATGCCTTTAAAGGCATGGAGGACGCGCTGACCGAGTTTGTCATGACTGGCAAGATGAACTTCCGGGATCTTGCCAACAGCATCATTCAGGACATCACCCGAATCGCTATTCGTCAGGCAATCATCAAGCCATTGGTTGGCGCACTGTTCCCTGACGTTGCAAGTGCTAAAGGCAACGTCTTCGCGCAGAACGGCATTGTTCCGTTTGCCAAGGGCGGGATTATTGACCGACCAATGGTGTTCCCGTTCGCTAAGGGCGGCATTGGGCTTGCCGGTGAGGCGGGGCCTGAGGCAATCATGCCGCTCAAACGTGGCCCTGGCGGTCGCCTTGGTGTTGAGGCAAGCGGCGGCGGAAGCGTCAAGGTTGATTCAATTAACATCAGTGTGCAAAACACTGGTGAGCAACTAAGCGCTGCAGCGCAAAAGCAGATCGCTACTCAGGTGCAAGGTATCGTGATGTCGGCCCTGGTCAATGAACAGCGCAGCGGAGGCGTTCTGCGATGACTGCCTACATCAACCTGAACAATATGAACGTGGCGCTTGAGACAAGCGTCCGCCGTGGTGTTAGGGCTCAGCGCGTTCAGTTTGGCGATGGTTACTCGCAAATTTTGACTGACGGCATCAATTCTCAAAGTGAGGTTTGGGAGTGTTCAACTGGTCCATTGGCTTTAGAAGATGCCTACGGTATTGAGTCTTATCTTTACCGCCAAGCCGGTCGGGCATTTCTTTGGACGCCGCCTGATGCGACAAAAACGTTTGACGCACAGTTTGAAGACGGCGAATTAGACCTGGGCTACAGAAACATTTCGACTCTTGCATTGGATGGCTACACACGGCCTACCAATTACACTGCCAACTTGGCGACTGGCCTCTTGACCTCAGTTGATATTGACGACTTGACTGACGTGCAAGTTACGCTGACCCTTAACTCAAGAAATTATATTCTCGAACAGGGCTGGCAGTTTAATTACATCAGCCCAGTCATTGCTCGGCTCTCATTTGCGTTAAGGCAGGTGTATGTATGACACAATCCCCGCCCGTTGCAGAGACATTTCAAACCCAGATGCCAGAGGCTATTGACCTCTTCACTCTGGACATCTCAACGCTTTTGCCTGCCGGTTCTACTGACCAGTCGATCTATCGCTTTTGCAACTGGTCGCAGACCAATGGTGACGACATCACCTATGACAGCAACACTTACACTGCCACTCCGTTACAGGCCAATGGGTTTGAGCTAAACACCAGCGGCAAGCTTGAGCGGCCTACTTTGGTTTTTGCCAACGTTGGTTTGGCAATTACGGCATTGACCAACACCTATAGCGATTTGGTCGGTGCGAGCGTCAGCCGGATTCGCACGCTTACTACCTATCTGGACGGCACCCCAGGCGCAGACCCCAACGCCTTTTGGGGCCCTGACGAGTGGGTTGTTGAGCAGAAAACAAACGAAACCAAACTCACTGTTACTTTTCAGCTTGCTGTTCCTTTTGATCTTGAGGGCCGCAGTTTGCCTGGCCGCCGCTTGCTTCGTGAGCAGTGCCAATGGATTTACAAGAGCGATATTGGCTGCCATTACGACGGCTCTGATTATTTCGACGCAAACGATGACTCAGTTACAGACGTTGCTGATGATGTTTGCGGAAAGCGTTTGACAAGCTGCCAGCTGCGCTTTGGCTCTACTTCGCGTCTGCCGTTTGGCGGATTTCCTGGCCTCGTCGATTCTCAAGGCTAATGCTGTCGCAATGGCAAAACCCGCTTACCGCTGAACAGCGGCTCGCAATGCGGACTTATGCAGAACGTGCATACCCGAAAGAGACATGCGGCTTTGTTTTGCTGGACGGATCGGTAGTGGAGTGCCAGAACACCAGCGACGAGCCCGACACGTTCGTTATCAGCGCTCAAGAGACCGCTGACTACCTTGACGATGCCAAGGCGTGCTGGCATAGCCATGCCAAATACAGCGGGTTTAGCCCAGCTGACGTCAAAGCTTGCAAGGCATTGAACCTGCCTTATGCAGTTTGGAACTGCGGCGGTAGCGAAGCCTTTTGGCTTGACCCGTCACAAGATGCAGGTCTGCTCGGTCGTCAGTGGAATTACGGCGTCTATGACTGCTATTCCGCTGTGCGGGACTGGTACAAGCAGCAGCTAGGTGTCGAGATGGGCGATTACCCCAGGCGCTACGAGGGCGAATGGTCAAAGCCTGGCTTCGTGTTCTTTGAGCAGAACTTTGCCGCTGAAGGCTTTGTCAAACTGCCCCCAGGTGCTGATCTACTTCGTGGTGACGTAATCCTCTTCAGAATCCGCAACCAACACGTTTGCAACCATGTTGCCGTTGTGGAAGATCCTGCAGCAAACAAGCTTTACCAACATTTGGTGGGCAGGTTGTCTGGCCTTACTTCCTATAGCGGCTATTTCCGCGACAATACCTATATGGTTGTGCGGAGGGCAGGCTGATGGTGACAATCCGTTTGCTTGGTGAAGCTGGGCGCCGGTTTGGCCGGCAATTCAAGCTTGCGGTCAAAACCCCGGCTGAAGCCGTCCGAGCGCTTTGCGTTCAGATTCCCGCATTGCGTCAATATCTGCTTGAGTCAGAAGAGAACGGCATTCGCTGGCGTGCAATTACTGAGCACCCAGATGGATTGACTGAAGAGCAGCTGCACTGGCCACTAAGCAAGCGCTTTGTCTTGGCCCCGATTCCTGTAGGCCGCGGCGGTGTTGGACGGATCATCGCTGGTGTTGCCTTAGTTGCGTTCTCAATCTTTGTGCCGGCCATTGGTGCAGCAGGTGCTCCGTGGTTGTTTGGCATGACTAATTTCACCGCGATTGGTCTACTTGGCGGTGCAATGATTTTGGGCGGGGTCGCTGACCTGCTCACACCAACGCCGAAGATGACAAATGTCACCGGCGGCATTGGAGGCGGTTTTTCAGGCAGTGGAGCCACTGGCGGACGCAGCCGCGAGGATCAGAGAAAGTCATTCACGTTTGACAAGTCCAATGCCAACACTCAGCAGGGCGAAGTGGTTCCAGTCCTCTACGGTGAGCGCATCATCGGATCGACAGCGATTCTGAGCTTCGGTCTGGAACTTCAGAACAGCCTGTAATGGAAGACTTTCAAGATCTGCCTGAAGTCAGCGGTGCTGGTGGCGGTGGCGGCGGCGGCCAACAAGTTGTTCAACAGACGGTTCAGCAGAACGTCACGATTGCGGCGCCTACAGCTAGGCAACCAACTGTTGCGGCAAACAACCTGTTTTCAGTCGCCTTTGCAAAAACCGTTTATGCACTGAGCGAGGGCGAAATTGAGGGCTTCCCTAACAGCATTACAAAGGACACGTTTCTAGATTCAACGCCAATCCAGAACGAAGACGATACCTACAACTTTCAGGGCTACACAATCGAGCACCGTACTGGGACCGACGAAACCCAGACGCCAATTGAAGGCTTTAGCACCACTGAAAACGTTGTTGGCGTAAATACCAACCTGACTGTCGCCGCTGGCGCCCTGACTCGCACCATCACCGACACGGATGTGGAGCGGTGCCGCATCATTATGACTTTCCCTGCGTTGCAGGCGCAAAACAGGGATAACGGCGATATTACTAGCACTAGCGTTCAATTCAGAATTGAGGTTTCTGCAAACGGAGGCGCCTACACAACAATTGATTCGCCAACAGTTAGCGGCAAATCAAACAGTCAGTTTCAACGTGCCTACGAGTTTGATCTAGACGGCACTGGGCCTTGGACTATTCGCCTGACTCGTTTGACGGGTGATGACAGCAGCGGCTACGTCGCAAACCAAACGCGGTGGCAGTCACTGGTTGAGATTATCGACGAGAAATTTGCTTACCCCAACACTGCTCTGCTAGCGCTGAAGGTTGACGCTCGCCAATTCAACAGCATCCCGAACGTTTCAGTTCGCCTTCGAGGCAAGCGTGTTCAAGTTCCCAGCAACTACAACGCCGAAACTCGCACTTATACCGGGATCTGGGATGGTACGTTCCAAATGGCTTGGACGGACAACCCGGCTTGGATCTTCCGCGACATTGTCGTTAATGATCGCTTTGGCGTGGCGCGTTATGTGCCAAACATCTCAATAGACCCTTGGTATCTTTACACCGTCAGCCAGTATTGCGATGAATCAGTTCCCAATGGCAACGGTGGAACTGAGCCGCGTTTTACCTGCAACGTCTACTTGCAAAACGCGGGCAGCGTCTATGAGGTTCTGAATGGCTTGGCATCTTGCTTCCGCGGGCTGATCTATTACAGCCAAGGCCAGCTGTTCCTGACGCAAGATCGCGCACAACTTCCAGTTCAGCAGTTCAGCGAAGCAAACGTTATCCAAGAAGTTGACGAGTCCGGGCAAGTTACGTCGCCTTGTTTTACTTACACCGGCACGGCGCGCGGCGCCCGCAAGTCTGTTGTCCTGGCTAACTGGGATGATCCCAATCAGGCATATTCAAGCGTCACTGAGTACCAGCAAGATGACGCGCTGCTAGAAACCTTTGGCTACAACCCGATTGACCTGCGCCTGCTTGGCGTTACTTCACGCGGTCAAGCGCTGCGGGCAGCAAAGCACACGCTGTTTTCTAACCGCTACCTGACCGAAAAAGTCAGCTTCCGCATTGGTGCGGAGGGCCTAGCTGCTGGTGTTGGCGAGATCATTCAAATTGCGGATCCACTGAAGCAGGGTCAGCGTTTAGGCGGTCGCATTAAAGAGATCAGCGGCAACAACGTCAAACTTGACGCCGTTCTGAACTTAAACGACGCGATTGATTACACCCTGACGTTTGTGGTGCCTGACGGTGAAACGGTCACCAACCCTGACAACACCATCACCAAACGCCCAAAACTTAGCGTTCACAACCTAATCAGCGCTACTGAAGACGAAAGCGAAGCCGAATTCCGTTCGCTGGCTACTCAAGGCGGAATTGACGTTCTCGTCACTCAAGACGGTGACGAGATTGAATGCCAGCCGATTGTTGACAAGCTTGGGACGACCACTGCTGTTGTCGATGGCAACGTTGACAGCCAAGCTAACGCCTTGTGGGTCTTGGAGTGGTCTGATATGCAGGCCGCGCTCTACAAGATTGTGGCAATCACTGAGGTCGATCCGCTTGTCTTCCAAGTTGAGGCGGTTCAGTACAACGCGAGCAAGTTCGATTACGTCGATAACGACCTGCCGATTGCAATTCCAAAGGATCGTTTTACGCTTGAAGCAACTCAAGCCGTTGTCAGCCTTTCTGCGAAACTGGCTTACAACAATGGCCGCACCCAAATCAATGCCAACTGGCAAGCGCCTGAGCGCAATGGTGCAGACGACGTATTGATTCGCGGTTATCGGTACCAGTGGCGCCAAACCGGGGCAGCTCAATGGAATGAGGTGCAGGTCACCTCGGTTACTAATGCATCGATCAGCCTGCCGGATCACGTCTATGGCAACACTTACGAGTTCCGCGCAGCAACATTTGACCGCCTGAGCCGTCAAAGCGAGTTCACGGCAGTCACCGTTTCTGACTTTGACGCAATCCCAGATCTCAGTGCAGCTGAGTACAACGCCACCGTCACTCACGCCAACCAGCCTGATGGCACCCAGCTAATCATTGTTGACCCTGGAACGTGCCCGATCCTTCCTCGGATTACTGGTTTCAGGTGCTGGGCACGCCCTCGCAACCTCAAAGGCGGTGAGATCCCTGGCGTCAAAACTCCTGGGAATGATGGCTACTACTTCCTGGCTGACATCCCGCTCACGGGGTATTACACGATTGCGTTCCACGCGCCAGATACCTACGACATTCGGATCAGCTTCACCAGCGCGGTCTTCGGTGAAAAGCCGGACGACTACATCTATGACGTGGTGGAGCGTGCCGAGATTGCACCGCCAACGCCTAATAACTTCAGCGTCGTTGAAAGCGCAAACCGTGCAGGCAAGCGCTTCAGCTGGCAATTGCCGCTGAGTGAATACGGCAGCTGGGATCAGAAGGTCGTCAGCGACATTGTTGGATATGAGGTCCGCTTTAAGCGCGGCACCTTGGCCACCAACATCGTTGAGTTTGACGTTGACACTGACATCGTTACGGTCAAGACCTCAACGGTTATCGGCATCAAGACCAACCAGCACCTGCTGACTGTCGGTCAGGAAATCATCTTTGCCGCTAGCGCTGGCACTTTGCCCACCGGCATTACAGCTGGCACAACTTATTTCGTGGCAGAGGAAGGATTCAACAGCGTTGAGTTCAAACTGGCCGCAACTGCAGGCGGCGCCCCAATCAACCTGACAGGCACTGCCACTGGGACGTACAACGTGTCCGGTCCGGCAGCGCTTGCTACTCGCCTGAATTTGTCTGCCAGCTGGGGTGCTGGTATTGAATTGGCGTCTGGTGGTTTGAACGCCAACCAGCAATGGTTCGAGACCAGCCTGTTTGACTCTGACACCTGGGTGGTGATGGTCAAGTCGGTTGATGCGACCAACTGGCGCTCTGACCTTCCTGCCTTTGTGCTGGTCAACATTGGTGCGCCACCGATCAGCAACGCAGTCGCAACGATCAATGCCAGAACCCAAGGCGCCGGCAGCTGGGAAGGCAACTACATCAACTGCGAGGTCGATGGTGACGGTGATCTGGTGCAGACCGATGCCACCCGAGACAGCATCTTCACCTGGAACTTCGACAACAACGAGGCAGAGAGCAACCTGCTGTTGAGCACTACGGCGACGGCAACGTACCAGCACAAACTGGTCGCGCTAACTGGTGAAGACACTGTGCTGGTGCAAGACCCTGATGGCACCAATGATGACGACAAGTTGCTGCAGGAAGATACGCCTGTGGTGATTGACGTTGCCAGCAGCAGCTTCCAACTACAGCGCGGTGGCAGCACCATTGCTCACCTGCTGGAAGAGAACGACACGCTTGAGTTCGTTGAAGTTTCAGGCAGCTTGCCGACCGGGATCTCTACTGGGACGACCTATCACGTCGTTTCAACTGATCTGACCACCACCGTCTTCCGTGTTGCGGCTACCCAGGGCGGCACAGCAATTACCCTCAGCGGTAGTGCCACTGGAACGTATGCAGTCAGGGGCGCAGCGTTTGGCATCTTGGGCGAACAGCGTTTCTACAGCGACACCGAGCTTGCTGAGGGCGGCATTGTTCACCCTTACGCCCCATACGAAAGGTTGCTGGGTGATGTGTACCGCGTGCAAACCACCTTCAAATCCCCTGATGGTGTTGTTGCCGGTGAAATCACTGCCCTGACAGCCCAGCTCGATTACCCCGATGTGATCGAGAAACAGAATGACGTTGCAATTAGCAGCGCTGGCACGGCGGTCAGCCTGAACAAGACATTCCGCAGCGTGGAAAGCGTACAAATCACTGCTCTTCAGACTGGCGGTTCAACTGCGGTGACTGCTGTGGTCACAGCCAAATCCACCACCTCGGTTACGATTAAGTGTCTCGATGCCAGCGGTTCCGGCGTGACCGGCTTAGTTGACATCACAGTGATTGGCTACTGATGGCTGACCGTCGCATATCCCAATTAGCTGCACAGGAGACACTGGTCGAAAACGACCTGCTGCCTTTTGTTGACATCAGCGCCACCGAAACCAAGCGCATCACTGCTGAAAATCTTGGCTTGGCAATGGTCCAATTTGGGACCACGCGAGGGTCAGACGTTCCAACATCACCAGCCAACGGTCAGCTGTGGGTGGATACGTCCAACAACCCGCCTGAGCTGAAGATCTATAACGGCGCCAGTTTCTCACTGGTTAGCTTCCTGCCTAGCTCGGCGGTCATCACCAATCCAAGTGGAACGGAACCCGCTAGCCCTGTTCTGGGTCAGTTGTGGCTTGATACCAGCCAAACACCTGATGAGCTGAAGGTGTACGACGGGGCAAACTTTGTCCGCGTTGATCCGCTTGGTATTACGCAAGCAGCTGGTGACGCTCGCTATTTGCAGATCACGGCAGCGTCTACTACTTACCTGCCGTTGGCTGGTGGCACGCTGACTGGAACCCTGACCTTAGATGCTGCACCGACAGCAGATCTGCAGGCGGCAACCAAGAAATACGTTGACGACGAGATTGCAGGCATCCCATCAGCAACGGACCTGACGCCTGCTGGCACGGTGATTTACACCGCCCGCTCTACTGCACCGACCGGCTACCTCAAGGCAAACGGCGATGCAGTTAGCCGGACAACCTATGCCACGTTGTTCAGTGCCATCGGGACGACTTATGGCGGCGGTGATGGATCCACAACGTTCAATTTGCCTGACCTGCGTGGTGAATTTGTCCGTGGTTTAGACGATGGTCGCGGCGTTGATACCAGCCGCACGCTTGGATCGTCTCAGGGTGATGCAACTGCACTGCCCAACAACGCCTTTACCACCAGCAACCCTGGCAATCACTCGCACTCCTACGACGGTGGTGATCGTCAGAATGTAGGGTCTGGCGGTCAGTCGCAGCCTGTTTCCCAGGGCGGCAACACCACTGGACCGGGTGGCGCTCACATCCACACGATTGGCGGTGGTGACGCTGAGACTCGTCCGCGAAACATTGCACTGCTTGCTTGTATTAAAACCTGACCAGCGCCTAAAATCTCTGTATTGGAGCGACAACGATGGCAAACATCAAAATCACCGACCTGACGGCTTACACGAGCCTGATTGGTACTGATGTCATTCCCATTGTTGATGTAACTAACGACCAGACCAAAAAGGTCAGCGTTGCCGATATCCAGAAGTATTACGACACGGATGGCAGCAATTACGTTGCATTCGTTTCACCGGGCACCGTTACCAGCAATATCACTTGGACCCTGCCTGGCGCTGACGGTACTAGCGGACAGGTTTTATCGACTAACGGTTCTGGAACGCTTAGCTGGTCCACCGTTAGCACCACGCTTTCGGATGGGGATTACGGCGACATCACGGTTAGCGGCAGCGGCACAGCATTTGCAGTGGATGCCGGCGCGATTACTTACGCCAAGATCCAAGACGTAAGCGCGACTGACAAGTTGCTTGGACGCAGCACGGCTGGGTCTGGCGATGTTGAGGAAATCACTTGCACTGCCGCTGGACGAGCGCTGCTTGATGACGCTGACGCTGCTGCTCAACGCACCACACTGGGACTGGCAATCGGTACAGATGTTCAGGCATACGATGCTGACACTGCCAAAACTGACGTTGCTCAATCATTTACGGCTCAGCAACGTGGTGCAATTACGGCACTGACTGACGGCGCCACAATCACGCCTGATTTCAGTGCTGCAAACAATTTCAGCGTCACCTTGGGCGGAAACCGGACTCTCGCCAATCCAACGAACTTAACGGCTGGCGCGAGTGGCTGCATCTGGATCACTCAAGATGGCACGGGCTCTCGTACTCTGAGTTATGGATCTGCGTGGTCATTTTCCGGAGGAACGGCGCCTACACTTTCAACAGCAGCAAATGCCGTTGATTGTTTGGCTTATTCGGTCCGGACAACTGGCGACATTACCGCAACGCTGATCACCAACCTGAGCTGATTTAGGCAGATGATTCCTGGAAGCGCCAATCCCCTGCTGCTGGCTTCTGCTGCTGCTGCTGGAGCCTACAACATTGAACGTTCGGTACGGTTTAACTCGGCAGATAGTGCTTACTTGAGCCGTACTCCAAGTAGTGCAGGTAATCGCAGGACGTGGACTTGGAGTGGTTGGGTTAAGCGGAGCAAGCTAAGCGCCACTATGCGTCTTCTGCGTGCTGTTAGTGGCGGCACTGAGGCTGGGATACAGTTATTAAGTGGCGACACTATTGAGCTTTACCATTATTCAGGCGGATATACATGGCAGTTAGTAACCAGCCAGCTCTTCCGAGATGTTTCAGCTTGGTATCACATAGTTGTTGCTTTTGATACTACACAAGGAACGGCTGCAGACAGGGTTAGTTTATACGTTAACGGCGCAAAAGTTACAGCATTTTCTACCAGTTCTTACCCCTCACAAAACTTCGATGGGTTGATTAACACTACCAATGCACATGCTATCGCTGGTAGTGACTTATTCTTTGACGGCTACCTCGCCAACATACACTTCATCGACGGCCAAGCGTTAGACCCCACCAGCTTTGGTTTTACCGATTCCAACGGAGTCTGGCAACCTAAAGCTTACACTGGTTCATACGGTACTAACGGTTATAACCTTGATTTCGCTGACACCTCATCTGCTACTGCACTTGGTAACGATGTAAGCGGTAATAACAACGACTTCACTCCTAGTGGTCTTGTCGCTGGACCGGCTTACACGGCTAATAGCTTTAGTACGGAGTTTGATGGTACTGGGGATTATTTGAGTATTCCCGACAGCACAGACTTTGATCTGGGTAGTGGTGATTTTACTATTGAAGCTTGGGTTTATCCTGACTCTGGATTCACTCTTGGTTCTATTATTACCAAACGTAATAGCCCTGCAATCTTTGCGCCATTTCTATTAAGAAACTCTAGCACCACTAGTCTTACGCTTTTGATGAGCACTAGTGGAACAAGTTGGGATTTTACTCAAACCGCAGCTTCTGCGCTTACTACGGCTGCATGGCAGCATGTAGCGGTAACAAGAAGCGGTACAGCAATCAAAGCTTTTGTAAACGGTACAGAAGTTATTTCTAGCACGTTGTCTGGTGCATTAACAACCAACACACAGCCAGTAGTCATAGGCAGTGACGTTACGGCTAATCATTGGGATGGCAAGATCTCCAACCTCCGCATCATCAAAGGTCGTGCACTGTATACCGCTGCCTTTACCCCGCCTTCAACTGCTTTAACTGCTGTTACCGATACTGTTCTGCTTACCTGTCAAGACAGCACGTTTATTGACAACAGTCCTAGTGCTCACACCATTACGGCTGTTAATGACGCAGCTACAACCACCGTTAGTCCGTTTGAGCCAGTTGACGGCAGTGATGCGATGTTGGATTCACCGACTAACTACGGTTCTGGTGATTTGGTACGGGGGAATTATGCGACATGGAACCCGTTAAATTCTGCAATGACTTTAACAAACGGGAACCTTGAGGCTAACACAACTACTCAAACTAAATGTTTGGCTACCTTTGGCATGGAAACTGGTAAGTGGTACTGCGAAGTCACTCAAAACGCCACTGGCAATAACTCAGGTTTGATTGGTTTGACTAAACAAAATGTCAGTCTTACTACTTACACCGGAGCAGATTCAACCAGTTACGGTTATTTCGCTGCTAATGGTAATAAATATAATAATGGTAGTGCTTCTAGTTACGGTGCATCTTATACAACTAACGATGTAATTGGCATTGCGTTTGATGCTGACAATGGAACCCTTGTGTTTTATAAAAACGGTGTTTCACAAGGTACAGCGTTTACTGGGTTGACTTCTGGTCCTTATTTCTTTTCTGTTTCAAACTCAACTACTACAGGCAATCAAAGCGCCACTAGCGCTAACTTCGGTCAACAACCCTTCAAATACCCAGCTCCGGCTGGCTACAAGTCGTTGTGCAGCACTAACTTGCCAACACCGGCTATTGCTGATGGAAGCACGGCGATGGATGTGGTGCTTTACACTGGTAATAACAGCACTCAATCGATTAGCGGGTTGAAATTTAGTCCGGACTTGGCGTGGTTCAAAGGTAGATCGGGTACATACTGGCATGCGGTTGTTGATTCCGTTCGCGGCAGAAGTTCCGGATTGTCTACCAATAGCACTAATGCCGAGTACACATCATCAGCAGCCAATGATTTGGTTTCTTTCGATTCAACTGGTTTTACCCTTGGTCCTGTATCCAACTGGAGTTCTATCAACAGGAACGGGGAATCACTTGTCGCCTGGACGTGGGACGCCGGTTCTTCAACCGTGTCGAACACAGATGGCACCATAACTTCTCAGGTAAGGGCGAATCCCACTGCGGGGTGCTCGGTTGTTAGTTATACGGGAACAGGGGCCAACGCCACAGTTGGGCATGGTTTAAACGCTGTGCCAGAAATGATTATAGTTAAAAACCGTGACGCGGCACTTAACTGGAATGCATATCATGTTGGAGTCGATTCCTCAAGTCCTGAGGACTACTTTCTGAGGTTAAATTTTACTGACGCGATAATTGCTTCAGTTAAGCGGTGGAACAACACCGCCCCCACAAGTAGTGTCTTCTCAGTAGGAACTTCTGGTAATGTAAATGGTAATACCCAAGATTTGATTGCCTACTGCTTCGCCCCAGTCGAAGGCTTCAGCTCCTTTGGTTCGTTTACTGGGTCAACTTCAAATACATTTGTTTACACCGGAATGCGTCCACGGTGGCTGATGATTAAGCGGACTGATACTACTGGTAATTGGCAAATCCTTGACACCGAACGGGAAGGTTACAACGTAGATAATGACCCTTTGTGGGCAAACCTTGCTGATCAAGAGGGTACTACCGACATTGCAGATATTCTCAGCAACGGTTTCAAAATGCGTGATGGCGCTACTGGCGATTACATCTACGCAGCCTTCGCTGAACATCCTTTCAACACGAGCCGTGCTCGGTAGACTTTCCTTATCACCGCGGAACCATGCCCTACTACCTCGACGGCAGCGCAATCTCAGATAACCGCGCATTTGTCCACGGCGGGATTCAGTATCCCGCTAACTGGATTCGCCTTTCAACCCAGGAGGATCGCGACGCGATTGGCATGACTTTTGTGCCAGAAGCCCGCAACTGGGATCAGCGTTTTTACTGGGGCTACGACGGCAATGGCGATCTAATCCCCAAAGATCACGCTGATCTCGTTTCCCTTTGGACGGGTAAAACTCGGGACACTGCGGGCGGCTTGCTGCAAGGCAGCGACTGGATGGTAATTCGCCAGGCAGATAATGGCACAGCAATTGATGACGCCTGGAAAACCTGGCGCGAATCAATCCGCACGGCATCAAGCGCAAAGATCACCGCTATCGCCGCAACATCTACAACGGACGAGCTGCGGGCATACATTCTTGGTGCCGATTACCCTGTATGGCCACAAGATCCCAGTCAACCAGTTGTAACTGAATCCGACGCTGATACCGTTGAGGTAGGCGACGCAACTGCTGCCAGCGCTGGACCTGTGCCCATCGACACGCCGTAACCATGGCTATCCAACCCGGCAAATACGACATCACGCTGCAGCGCCGAGCTGATTACAGCGTGACTTTGCGGTTCATTGACAGCAACAGCGTCTCAATCGATTTGACAGGTTGGACAGTTGCAGCGCAGGTGTGGAATAAACCCCGGACCACAAAATACGCTGATTTTGCTGTGACCTACACAGACCGCGCAAATGGCACCGTTGCAGTCGCGCTGACAGACACCGAAACAGCTACGTTCCCAGACGACGCGTATTATGACGTCCTGCTCACGAACACTGACGGACTGAAAGAGTATTACCTTGAGGGCACCATAACTGTTTCTGAGGGGTACACCGCATGACTGCCGTTCAGGTCAGCTCAGTTAAAAACACGGTTGTTGTTACTGGTGATGCCGACACCAGAGTTGTCACGGTCGCGACCGCAGGGCCTCAAGGTGCAGCAGCAACTGTTGCAGCGCTAGAAGCTCGCGTTGCAGCACTAGAAGCTGTTGACTATCTGGTGCTGCAGGACGGCAACTAATGGCGGTTAAGTCGAAGACTGCACTGGGGCGGGTTGAGCACAAAGCCGGTCATCCCAAGACCACAAAACAAGGTTTCGGACAGCACTCACGGCCTCGCCGTCGTGGTAAAAAGCCCTTGCGGGGTCAGGGTCGTTAGCGTTAGGGCAGCGTTAGTGCCCCCGTGGATCGCCTAAATGTTGAGCTAATCGGCGGCATCTTGGCTATCGCCGTGCAGGCTGGTATTGCGGTCTGGTGGGCTAGCGGCGTCAGCTCCAAGATGTTTCACATCGAGCATGAGCTGATGAAGCTGAATATGAACGTGGAGCAGAACACCGAGTTTCGTATTCTCTGGCCGCGTGGCGAAATGGGTGCGTTGCCGGACGATGTTAAACAGGATTCCGCAATTCAGGTATTGCAGGCAGAGGTTGAGCGGCTTAGACAGCGGACAGTATGCGCCCGATAAATGGACCCCGACAAGCTAGAAAACTGGCGAAAGATTAAGGAAGTATTAGAACAAGCTGGGAAAACCGACTGCGATTACTACCGCCGAGCCGTTGTAATCCTGCAGGGCCGCAGGGACCCATGGCGCCCACCTTCGATAGACTGAATCCAACAGACCGCAGCCGTGGATCCGTTTATCACGCCATTGATCACGGCCGCAATAGTTGCTGGCGTTGGTGCGCTTTGGCGCATTGATAAACGTGCCAGCGTGATGGACACGCGGGTGGCGCTAATCCTTGAGCAAATCACGGCATTGCGAAGTGATCACAAAGAACGTCTCGACGATCACGAACGCCGGTTGCGTCGCCTTGAACAACAGGGCTAACTTTCAAGCAGTCAACGCCTCCAAATGGACCCCACTACCCTTGCCGCAATCGCAATTCTCGCCGCGGCCGGATCTGAAATCATCACCCTGCTGCCGATCCGCGAAAACAGCTGGGTCCAGCTGCTGGTCAAGGTGCTCAACGTTATTGGCAAAAAAAAGTAGGCGGCACAACTTGGCTTCTGCGCTTTGGCGATAAGGATTGGCGGCACCACGTCCACAAAGCAGCGCAGGATTGGAAATTCAGGGCCACTCTCAAACCGCGGCTAGATCGCGAGATTGAGGATTGGCATAAAACCCAACCTGCTGCGGGGCCGCCACCAATCATCAGCAGCGATGAGCTGCGCATATCTGCACCCTGGGCCACCGATGAGCAACCCGGCACCGATCAGTCTTGAGCAGCTGTTTCGCTACTACAAGGCGCTGCCCCACCAGGCCGCGGCAATTAAAGAACTAGAGGCCGACCTAGAGGCCAACGGCTACGAAACGGCAATGCGCCGTGATCGCGGCTGGTTCCAGACTTGGAGCCAAGACGGCAAGCAAGCCAATTTGGCTGCAGCCATCGCGCTGATTAAAGAGTTCGAGGGCGTGCACCTGAGCGCGTACCCGGACCCGCTAAGCGGCGATGAGCCTTGGACCATTGGTTACGGAACCACGCGCTACAGCGGCGGCGTGCCGGTCAAGCGTGGCGATCGGATCACGATCATCGAAGCCGACATGTTGTTGCGGCTTGAGGTGGACCGCATCGCTGAGAAGCTGCGGGCCAGCGTGCCGTTCTGGAAAGAGATGGACGACAACCAGAAGTCGGCTCTGGTGTCGTTCGCCTACAACCTCGGTTCTGGTTTCTACGGCTCTGGCGGATTCGAAACGATCAGCCGCTGCTTGAAAGAAAAAGATTGGGCCGGAGTGCCTGCAGCTCTGGAGCTGTACCGCAACCCTGGCACCAACGTCGAGGC